ATACCTCGTTGAGCTTTTTCGGACGCACATGCAAACCAAAGTGCGGCGCGAAGCCGTCTCGCCCTACGGCGGCATGCGCTACCACGACGCCTGCCTGGGCGACTGGAACGGCCAGGACGTGGTGGTGGCCTACGACATCATGGATTGGCGGCAGGTGTGGGTCAAAACGCTGAAAGGCGCGCCGATCTGTATCGCCCAATTCTCCGAAGCCACCGGCTACCGCGCCGTCACCGCGCAGCAGGACGCCGAAGAAAAACGCGCACTGGCCCAGATCAAGCACCGCGAGCGGCAGATTGCCGCGATCGGCGAACGGGTAGGAAGGGAGGCGCTGGAAGGCGAGTTTAGCCCGGTCGGGAAGGCGGCCGAAATCATCGACCTGGTACCGCGCCTCTCCGACGCCGAAGTCGTGGAACTGGAGCAAAAACCGGCCAAAACCATGAGCCGCATGGAGTTGGAGCTATGGCTACTGGGGGAGAGTTTAGAAGCGGGCGAGCAGAAAGACGCGCCGCTTAATGAAGCGGTCGCCGGCTAGATCGAGCTAACCGACGACCTTTTTTGCAGTACTTTGTCGGGTTAAACCCCGGCCTACAACAGGAAAGACAGAGCTTACATGAAACACAACTTTGTTAAAAACGAGAACTTCCGGCGCTACCTGGCGGCGGTCTCCATGCTGGAAAACCGGGGGGCGCCCGAGCGCTGCATTCTCGGCGTTACCGGCAAGCCCGGCGTCGGCAAAACGCGCGTCGTCGACAACGTCGGCAGCGAGCACGACGCCGTGTTTCTCGAAGGCATCCCCGGCATGAGTCTGCGCTACGTCCGCGACGCTTTAAAGGCCGAAACCGGCGTCGCCGAAAAGGGCAGCTTCGCCGAATTTACCGCCCTGGTCGAGTTCTTCCGCAACGACGGCGCGCCGAAAATGATCATCCTCGACGAATGCCAGCACGGCTTCCACGACAAAGCCGCGTGCATCGAATACCTGCGCCGGCTGGCCGAAAAAGCCGGCTCGGTGCTGGTGCTCGTTTGCCACAGCAGCGAAGCGCACCTGCTCGACAAATACGACCACATCAAAACCCGCGTCGGCTGCGTCTGCGAACTCAAACCACCGAGCGCCGCCGACACCGCCCAGCACGCCGCCGAACTGTGCGAAGTCGGCCTCGACGCCGCGCTGATCGCCGAAGTGCAGCGGCAAAGCGGCGCGCGCTACCGGCTAATCGCCGACGCCTTTGCCAACCTGGAGCGCATCGGCAAAAAGATGGGCAAAACGCAACTGGCGCTGGCCGACGTGGCCGGCATGCCCCTCTGTCAGGATTGGGAAAAAGCCCTCAAGCGCCAAGGCGTTACCCCCCTGACGCGCAGTGGAGCCTGAGCCATGGAGATCGCACAACTGGCGCAAAAAGTACTCGCCGAAGTCGGCGACGGCCACGGCGCGCTCGGCGACATCGCCGCTCGCGTCGGAGCCGGCCACCGCGCCGTATCGACGGCGGCGCAAACGCTCAAGCGGCGCGGCCTGCTCGAATCCGCGGGGCGCGGACAGTTCCGCCTGACCGACGCCGGCGCGGCCTGGCGGCAAAGCGGCGCCCCCCTGCCTGCCGGGCACGGCGGCCCGCGCCTGCGCCAAAAGACAAGCGGACTGCGGCAGCGCGCCTGGTGGCTGATGCGCAAGAGCAACCCGCCGATCACCTTGCCCGTCCTGCTCGGCACGCTGGCCGACGCCCGCGAAACCGGCGCCAAAGCCAATCTCGGCCAATACCTGCGCGCCCTGGTGCAGGCCGGATTTTTGCGCGTCCTGCCGAACGCGCCCGGCAACGGCGTTAAGCGTTATCGCCTGGAGCGGAATAACGGCCGAAAAGCGCCGGTAGTGCGGCCGGCGACCGGCGCGGTTTATGACCCGAACACCGGCGAAACCTTTGCCCTCTTGGCCCTGCCAGGCGGTGCGTTATGAACCGCCTGGCCGACGCCCTACGCCTGGCCCAGGCCCAGCTCGCCGCCGGCAAGAGCAAGCAGCAGATCGCCCTAGAGATCGGCTACAACCGCTCGACCGTCTCGGTGTGGATGCGCGGCGTCTATATCGTCGACGGCCGCAACGTCGCCGACGCCGTGCTCAAGACCTACGACCGGCGCGACTGCCCGCACAGCGGAGAACCCGTAACGCCCGACGTTTGCCGAAAAAAAGCGCTCAGCCCGAAGCCGTTTGGCGGCGCCGAACGGCGCGCCTGGTGGCAGTGCTGCCAAACCTGCGCGCACCAGCCCCTCCCGGAGGGCAAAGCATGAGCCGCCTGCTCGAGCGCCTGCGCTACTGCCTGCGCGGGCACCGCCGGGGCTGGCCGTGGCGCCTGTGCTGGAAAAAATCGCGGGACGTGCCGCTCTAAGCCGCCCCCGCTCGGCCCCTTAACTCAACCGCAACCCCCTGAACCCACCTGGAGAACGACATGGCATCCCCTAGCAAAACCCGCCTCAAAAAAACCGCATCGGCGGTATCCGTCCCGCAGAACCGCGAGCAAGCCGCCGCCGCCATCCGCGAGCTGGGCGTCCGCCAGCGCGAGCTGGCGCGCATCGCCGCCGACATGAACGACGCGCTGGCCCTGGTCAAAGAAGGCCACGAAGCCTGCGCCGAGCCGCTCCGCCAGCGCATCGAAGCGCTGGCGGCCGGCGTGCAGGCCTGGAGCGAAGCCAACCGCGAACTGCTCACGCAAAACGGCAGGGTCAAAACGGTGCTGTTCACCACCGGCGAAATCGCCTGGCGGCTGCGCCCGCCGTCGGTGCGCGTCACCGGCCAGGAGGCCGTGCTCGACCTGCTGCGCCGCATGGGCCTGACGCGCTTCATCCGCGAAAAGCAAGAAATCAACAAAGAAGCCGTCCTCAACGATCCGGAAGCCGTCAGCGGCGTGGCCGGCCTCGCCCTCCTGCAAGGCGAAGACTTTATCGTCACGCCGTTCGAAGCCGAGCTGTCCGGCGGCTTAACCGCCTAACCCACTAACCCCTCGTCTCATGTTCCCGAACGTGCGTTCGGGAACATCGGGATAAAATTTAACCCCCCGGGAGAAGATCATGGCAAAAACCCCCGTCTGCGCCACCCTGCGCCGCTACGACGCCCTGAAAAAAAAGTGCATCGCCGTCCACGCCGCCTGCGGCCCGAAAGACCTCAACCTGCCCGAAGACACCCGGCGCGACCTGATCGAACGCTTTGCCGGCCCCGGCAAACGCTCGACCAAAGACCTGGACACGAAAAGCGCCGACGCCCTGCTCAACCACCTGCGGCAACTGGGCGCGAAATGCCGCAGCCACGCCGACGGCCCGATTCGCGTCTCGCCGGAAAAAGCCGGCCTGCTCGCCAAAATCGGCGCGCTGCTCGCCGAGCAAAAAAAGCCGTGGCAATACGCGCACGCCGTCGCCCAAAACAACTTCGGCAAAGACCGCGTCGAATGGCTGCCGGTCGTCCAGCTGCGCGGCCTGATCGCCCAGCTCGCCAAGACCGGCGCGGCGAGGGCCGCGCAAAAAGCCAAGGCGAGCTAAACCATGACCCCGGAAACCCTGCTCGACCTCTCGGCGCTGCCGCAGTTCCCGCGCACGGCGGCCGAGCTGGTGCGCGTCGCCGGGCGCGAAGCGGCGGCGCGCCTGATCGGCGCCTGGGGCGGGCGGGGCTTCCCGGTGCCGCGGTACACCCGGCGGCAGCCGCAGGCCGAGCGGCGCTTCGCGCAGCTCGCCGCCGTCGTCGGCGAAGCCGCTGCCTTGCGCATCGTCGCCCACTGGGGCGGCCTCCGGCTCGACATCCCCAACTGCCAGGAAGCCCTCAACGCCCGCCGGCACGACGCCCTGCGCGCCCAGTACGACCACCTCACGCGCGTCAAAGGCTACAGCCACCCCGAAGCCGTCTGGGAAATCGGCCTAACGCACGCCCCGATCACCGACCGCACCATCGAAAAAGCCCTAGTCCAGCCGAATTCCCCGAGCGCGCCGCCGGCCGCGCAAGGGGACTTGTTTTGAGGCGCGCCCCAAACGCAGGCCGGGCTTCAGCCCGACAAGACCGGCTAAAAACCCGGCCCACCCCCCGGAGACCCTCATGAAAACCCTCGCCCTCCGCCCCCTCGCCACCGGCCTGCTGCTCGCCGGTTGCATCGGCCTCCTGCAATACCACTCGATACAATTCTGGGTCGAGCGCACCGGCTCGCCGGTCGGCCTCGCCTGGTCGCTGCTGCTCGAAGGGGCCGCGCTCTGGCTCTGGTCAGACCGCCGCCCGCTGCGCCACGGGCTCGGCGCGCTCGCCACCCTGCTCCTGCTGGCCGGCCCGCTCTACCAAGTCTCCGCCCCGCTGCTCGACGACAGCGGGCGCGCCGACCGCCAAGCGGCAGCGGCCGCCGAGCGCCAGCGCGACCTGGCCGGCGAGCTCAAAACCCTCGACGCCGCGCTCGCCGCCTACCTCGCCAACAGCGCCAGCCGCCAAGGCTGGGTCGCGCGCATCGACCACACCCAGGCGCGACTCGAACAGCTGCGCGCCGAGCAAGCGCAGATCACCGCCGAGCGCGCCGGCGCCCCGGCACCGCGCCCCTGGCAACAAGTCGCCGTGATCGGCATGGAAGCGCTGGCGATTGCCCTCTTCCAGCTCGTCGCCGTCCTCGCCATCGGCGACCTGCGCGAAGGGCGCAGCAGGTCGGGCTTTAACCCGGCCCGGCTTCCGTCTGACCCCGCCGGGTTAAAGCCCGGCCTACGGGAACGCGAAGACGACCGCAGCGCGCCGCGCGCGCCTGGGTCACCGCCAAATTTTTCCCACGCCCCCCGCAAACCGCTGCGCGCGGTGGGGGCGTAGTCCTTGCATTCGGGCACCCGCGCAGCACCGGCCCGCCAAGAGGCGGTTTTGATGAGCGTTGAACAGGAGGGTTAACGCCGCCTTAACAGGCGCGGCGAAGGTGTATTAAAAGATCGGGCGCATATTCCGCGTCCGGTTGAATGACGGTTTAGGCAGGATCGGAGAAAGGTAACCGCAATGGAATTTGATCAATGGATTAGTAAGCGCATGCCGAGACGCAGAGAGGGCCGCGTAATTGACGCTGCGCTACGAAAGGCGTGGGAAGCGGGCGTAAAAAATGAGCGCGATCCAATGAACGAACGGGCTGCCGGCGATGCCTTCACCCGGGCGCAACAGGCCGAACTGGATCGTCTGCGGGCCGAGAATGCCGCGTTAAAAGCGGAGAACGCTCGCCTGCACGAGCTCCTCGACAAAACATATCCCCCGGTATTTCAGCCAGAAGATTTGTGGGCTGGGGCGTTTGACCGGGAAGTTTCGTTTGACCGGGAAGTTTCAATAGAGGAGGTAGATTTTTCCAAGCCGCTCCTCACCCTCTTTGAACGATAGACAGCCCGCGTAACCCGGCCTTCGGCAGCGCTCAGGAACCGCTGGCGGAGCGCTGCCGAAGCCGCTCGCGGGCTTCTGAACGCCCTCCTGAAGCCCTTTCCCCTGCGCCGCCGCCCGCGCGGGCGCGACACTGGCGGCTCACCTTGGGAGCGAACAATGAACCGATGGAGCAAAATACGCTTGGCCGGCTGGGGGGGGCTGACGCTGGCCCTCACGCTGCTGATGACCGCGCTGGCCCCGCAGCAAATCCCCGTCTCGCTGTACAAAATCAACCTGGTGATGATCGCCGGCCTGCTCGGCTACTGGCTGGACCGCGCCCTGTTCCCCTACGCCCGTCCCGACGCCTGGGCGCAGAGCGCGCGGACGGACGTGTTCGCCGCCTGCCTGCTGCGCCGCGCCCTCGTGGTCGCCGCCGCGATGATCGCCGTCGGCCTGGGCGCATGAGCGCGCTCCGGCTCGCCCGGCTCGTCCTCCTCAGCTTGGCCTCGCTCGCCGCCTGCGCCGAAACGATGCCCCGCGCCGCCGTTAAATACCGCGCCGAATTAACGCGCCTCGCGCGCGCCGAATGGGGCCTCGATGCGCCGGTAGCGGCGCTGGCCGCGCAGGTGCACCAGGAAAGCGGCTGGCGCCCGGAAGCGGTCTCCCGCGTCGGCGCGCAAGGCATGGCGCAGTTCATGCCGGCCACTTCCCGCTGGTGGTGCGGGATCAAAGGTGTAGTTTATTGTGCGCCGAACAACCCGACGTGGGCCTTGCGCGCCCTGGCGGGCTACGACCGCTGGCTGTGGGATCGCCTGCCCGCCGCCGCCGCGCCGCGCGAGCGCTTGGCCATGACGCTTTCCGCCTACAACGGCGGCTTGGGCTGGGTGCAGCGCGACCGGGCGCTGGCCGTCCAATCGGGCGCTGCCGGCCTCGCCTGGTTTAACGACATCGAGCGCCACAACGCCGGGCGCAGCGCGGCAAACTTTGCCGAAAACCGCGCCTATCCGCGCCGCATCTTGCTCGCCCTGCAGCCGATCTACGCGGCCTGGGGGGGCGCATGAACCCTCTTTCCTCCGGGTGGCGGCTACCGCTTGCCCTCGCCTTCATCGCGGGCGGCTTCGCCTGCGGTGTTTTTATAAACGCCGTGCGAACGGCGCAAATCGCCGGCCTCGAGGCCGCGCACGCCGCGCAGCAAACGGCGGTCGCGCACGCCAGCCTGCAACGCTGGCAGGCGGCAGCGGCGCGCGCCGACGCCGCCGAAAGCCGCCTGGCGCAACAGGCATCAATCACCCAACAAACTTTAAAGGAGAAACAGCGTGGGCTCTCTTCGATTACCACAGGCCGCCCTTGCTTGTCTGGCCCTGCTGTCGGGCTGCTCAACGGTACCGGCCTCCGCCTTAGCGCCGTGCCCGCGCCCGCCGGCCCGCCTGACCCAGCCGCTGCCGCCTTTGCCAGCGATACCGATGTCGGGGGCTGGATCGCCGCCGCCCAAAGCCAGTACGAGCAGTGCCGCGACACCCGGCAAGCCTTGATCGAGTGGGGGCATGACTGATTTTTGCGAGGTAGCGAGCGAGCGCGAGCAGTCGATGCGCGACGAAGCCCTGCGTCAGCACGCGCGGCGCGCCGGATTCGCCGACCAGACGCCGCGCGGCTCGGCGCGCCGCTGCCGGGCCTGCGCCGAGCCGATTCCTGACCTGCGCCGCCAAGCCCTGCCCGGCGTGCAAACCTGTCTCGACTGCCAGCGCGCGCTCGAAAATGCCCTGCGCTTCAACCCTCACCCCCTGCCGGAGGTTAATTTTAGATGAAACTCGAAGTCGAACTCTGGCAGCTCATCGTCACCGGCATGACCTGTATCGGTTTTTTGGGCGGCATCGTCAAAATGATCTTCGACCAGTTTGAAAAGCGCCAAAACGAGCGCGCGGCGGCGCAAGACAGCGCCAGCCACCAGGCCAACCAAGCGATCCGCGAAGCCCTGAACGACCACCTGTCCGACGAGCGGCGCAACGCGGTCGCCCTGCAAACGCTGGAGCGCGAATTCATGCGCGGGCAGGCCGATCTGCCGGTGCACTACGTGCGCCGCGAAGACTACGTGCGCGGGCAAAGCATCCTCGAAGCCAAGCTGGACGCGACCTACAGCAAGCTCGAAACCCTACGGATCACAGGAGCGCACCCCCATGGCTGACCCCCTCAAAATCCGGCGCGAATCCTTGCGCTGGAACCTGCTCAACACGCTCAACTACAACCGCCCGTACTCGATGCACGAGCAGCGCCTGCTCGAAGTCGCCCTCGTCTTGTACCCGGACGCCACCCCCGCCGAACTGCGCCGCGAGCTGCACTACCTGGAGGAGCGCGCCCTGCTCGGCCTCACCCGCCAGCCCTCGGGCGCCTGGTTTGCCGACCTGACGCGCGCCGGCGTAGACCTCTGCGACTACACCGTCGGCTGCGACCCGGGCATCGCGCGCCCCGCCAAATACTGGGACAGCTAATGGGCCGCCCCAGCAAAATCGGCGCTCTGCCGGACGCGCTCAAGCGCTGGCTGGACCGCGCCTTGACCGAGCAAGGCTTCTCGGGCTACGCCGCGCTGGAGGCCCAGTTTGCCGAGCGCGGCTACACGATCAGCAAAAGCGCCCTGCACCGCTACGGGCAAAAGATCGAGCGCCGCTTCGCCGCGATCAAAGCCGCCACCGAAGCGGCGCGCCTGCTCACCGAAGGCGCGGCCGACGACCAGGACGCGCGCTCCGAAGCGGTGATCGCCCTGGTGCAGACCGAAATGTTTGAAAGCATCCTCAGCCTGCAAGACGCCAGCGCCGAGGACATCGACCCGGCCGAGCGCATGCGCCTGCTCTCGCAAGCCGCCAAAAACATCGCCAGCCTGGCCGGGGCCAGCGTGCGCCTCAAAAAGTTCCAGTCCGAAGTGCGCGACAAAATCGCCCGCACCTTAAACGCGCTCAACGCCGAAAGCCTGAGCGGCCAAGGCCGCGCCGTCGACGCCGAAACCCTGCGCATCGTGCGCGAAGAGATTTACGGGATCGTCGGATGAGCCCGGCGCTGCCGCTCTACGCCTACCAGCAGCGCTGGCTGCGCGATCCGGCGCGCTTCAAAATCGGGATGTTCGCCCGGCAGACCGGCAAAACCTTCATCACCACGCTCGAGCTGGTCGACGACTGCTACGCCGCCGAAGCGGCGGGCCGCCGGGCGCGCTGGGTGATCCTCTCGCGCGGCGAGCGGCAAGCCAAAGAAGCCATCGAAGAAGGCGTCAAAAAGCACTGCCAAGCCTACCGCCTGGGCATCGAAAGCACCGAAGGCGCGTTCAAAGGCGCGTCCGGCGAGCGCTACACGCAGCTCGACGTCGTGCTGCCCGGC